CCTGAAAGAGGCGCTAAAAACCGCATAGCCATGCGTACTGCCGTGATATGGGTTTTAGGCCTAATCCGTATCACGGCCAAAAGCGAACCTGTGGGGTTATGTGTATCTTTACGCATGGCCAACGTAAACCGCACCTTCGAGGTAGCGCTGGACTTCGTGCTTGCGCATGAGGGGGAACTTGCAAATCACCCATACGACCGAGGGGGCATGACCTACCGGGGCATTGCCCGGAAAGCGTGGCCTTTATGGGAAGGCTGGAAGTATATAGACGTGGGCGGGACGCCGCCTATGGAACTGGTACGAAAGTTTTACTACGAAAACTTTTGGGTGCCGCTCCAATGTGATAAGCTTCCCGAACCCATAGCCATTTTCCTGTTTGATAGCGCTGTCGGGAGCGGTCATGTTTTGCCCACAAGGTGGCTCCAAAGGGCTATCGGCGCCAAAGATGATGGCATTGTGGGTCATGAAACAATCCAAAAAGCCCAGCAGGCCCGTCCTCAGGCCGTAGTGGATAGCATGCTGCGCCGGCGCATCCTGCTTTATGAACACATCGTGCGAAACGATAGCAAGCAGTACGCTTTCTTAGCAGGCTGGCTGCGGCGGACAATGAACCTGACTGCCCTGATTTACCGCCAGTACATCCGGGAGCTTTAGACGTTGCGGCGATATTCATCACGCCACTTGACCCGCCTGAGCGTTATACGCACTCTCGCATACTTAGGGTCGTTTTCTATATTCACCTCCTCAAACTTCAAGTTTCGTATCTCTGTCGGAAGTAGGCGATTGTTTCTATTCACCACATCGCACTTTTCAGCAAACTTCAGCAAATCCACGTGCGAAAGCTGGCATGGGTCAAAGATGAGCAGCTCTATCTCGAACCGCTCGGAGTAAGCCCGCACGATATCCTCTGAGGCATAGGCGGAGCTGACAAAGCTTTCCGACTCATACTGGTCAGCGATGCGCTTTATTTGGCCTATGAAGCGGGCTTTGTGTTTAGCGTTCGTAGGCACAGGCATCCCTAAGACTGCCCCCCTGAAATAGCCTATGATGTCTATGTAGGCAGAAGGCACCTCGGAGACCAGTTCAAAGCAGGTGCAATAGTTGGCCAGATGGCAGGTGGTTAAGGTAGTGGCGAAGGCCTGCCAGTCTCCATTTTCGTCTCGGTAAAGCCCCTCCCAGCTTTCGCCAGCGACGGCGGGGATTTTAGGGACACAGAAGTCGGGAGCTAAGGGCGGCCCTGCGGGTGGCTCAGGTGGAGCGGGGATTGAGAAGTCGTAGAAGTAGGACTCGTCTTCTTCAAGCGACCATACATTAAAGTTTTGTTGCTTGCGCACACTATTCCGAACGTGAAGCGTGTATTGCCCAGGGGGGATGGAGGTCTTATCAAGGATGATAGTGTATTTTCTAAAAGCAAACGCTGGGCGGTTTATGACAATGGCGGGGCTCCCCTCGGCGTGAGAATCAAGCACTCTGCCGTCCCTAAAATCCTCTTTGGCGTAAAGCATACTCTGTATGACGGGCTTATACCCTTCTGGCCGTGTAAAACAGATTGCACGAATATAGGTGTGAAAAATACCAGAGTCAGGCACTGCGGTAAAAAACCGCTGCGCCGCTATTTGTGTAGCCGTTTCAGTTATTGTCGCCAGCTGATTATCTGGCGCAAAGCGCATGGTATCGCCCGGATAGGTTGTAGGGAAAGTCAGCTCATTGCTGTCATACACATCGCCATCTGGTGTGAATAGTCGCCATTTGAGGGTGATCGGCCCGCTTACCCAGTTGTTTAGGTCAAGGCCATAGCCGCCAGAAGGCTGTGTTAGCGCAGAGGGGATTGCAGGTGGCTGGCGACGGGCGGGGACTGGAACAAAGAAAATACTTTTAAAGCCCGCAACCTGAACAAGTTGGTCATAGTTTGTAGGCAGCCATTGTCTTATTAATACCGCAGGTGCAGCTTCTAAACAAAGAGAATATATGTTTGTGCGAAAACTAAGAAACGAAGTAAAGGGATATGGGTTTGTTACGCCGTAAGTCGTATTGTATTCTATTTCGTCTATCGGCACAAACGATCCGGCAATTTTTAGAAGAGTTTGAATGATATAGGTGCCATATGGCGGATTAGGCTTAGTTAGCTCTGCTTGAAGGCTATCATAGCGATATATTGGCCCTTGATGCGGGAAAACCTGAAAAGGCCCGGATATTGGCGCCCCCGCTGGTTCCTTATTTGTCATGACCGCTACCCACTCCCCGCCGTCCTGACCTATCATGACCCCTACGAAATCAGCCCCCGGCCTGTTTGCAATCGTGGGCACGGAACCCGACGCCCCTGTAACTGGGTTGGTCAATGCCAAGCTGTCAGGGATGTCCGGTCTTGGGTGATCGCTATCCCGTCCTGTAACCGCCAAAACAGAACGAATAGGCGTGAAGCCCGAAGGCGGCGTGAGGGTGTAGGAGCTGCCGGAGATTGTTAGCGTGCCCGGATTTAGGAAGTTTAGGGTTCTTCCCTTTCGGTTTGGGTGTAGAAGCAAGCAGGGGAAGGTTAGGTTGGCGTCCCGAACGGGCACCGGCGCCTGCAAAAGCACCTCTACGCGCCCGTCAAGGGAGTACAAAGAAGTCGGCGCCTGCGCTAACGAGTCAAGGTTCGTGCGATAGGCGTAAAGTTGCGTGCCTTCTATGATGATGGCACGGCGACGAAAGTCTAAAGGCGAGTACCCTAAGAGTGAGGTTCCCAGCGAAACAATCGTTGGCTCTAGGTCGGCATACTTTTGCAGGTTGTAGGTGAGAGAAGGGGGCAAGTCTGCGGGGTCGGTGCTTAGGTAGGCCCTTGTGGCGTCGGCATGCGGGGATGTAAATGGAAGTGCCGATAGCGGGGAGTTCGGGCCGCTATTGTTGCCAAAATGGAAAGATGGTTTTATCTCCGAGCGGTCGGAGAGTAGAATGATAACCGCACGGAGGGGGGATTGGATGTTGGGCACTATTCCAAGAGCCAGAACTATTCTAAAAGTAGCAGAAGCGCCATTGAGGCCTATGACTACGCAACGGCCCCCCCAAATATCAACAGCTCTGGGGAAAGCCACAAACACCTCGTCTCCTACTGCGAAGCCCTCTTGCTCAAAGTCGTGCCCCAGTAAGTTCAGAGAGAAAGTATCCCCTGTCCCCCACCCCCCGCTGTACGCAGTTACAAAAGCATTTGGGTCAGGATCGTCAAGGTTTCCCTGCAATGGCTCAATCACCACGAAGTACCTATCCTTGATCCGTATCTTATACCTATCCAGCGGCGCCAGAATAAGCGTATCGGTTCGCGGGTCGAAGGGCTGGTAAGTGTTTGACGTGGAGTCTATTATGTCAAAGGAAAAGTCCCGAACGATCATAGTATGAAGGTAGTTTTTTGTGGCTGTAAGGTAGTGGGGATTTCGTAATCTACTTCGGCGTAATCGCTATTGATAGCCCAGCGAAGTCGGCGCACGCCGGGAAAACCTTGCTGCGCTAAGGCAGCGTAGTCTTGCTCTGTGAAAGGTATGCGCACGCCCTCATAGACTTGGGCCAGCCGTCGCTGATAGCGGTCGGCGATGAAGCGGTGGAGCGCTGTTTCGGCGTTGGCATCCAGCCCCGTAACGCCTTCGGCCATGATGATCTTAGTGGCAAAGTAGTCTGAGCCTACGATGATGTTACCGGGAGGCATGGGGTCGGGCACGCGCACGCTTCGCACAATGCGACGCGCTGCGCCAAGTATGCGGTTTAGAAAGCTGGCTAAGCCGTCCAGTTTAGAGGCCTGCGTCTTCACTTTTGCAGGCGAAAACTCAATTGCCTGCCGTTCCAGTCCCATAAAACCCGCATAGGCTATTTCTACATTGTGGGGTATCTCGCTGGAAAACCTATCTGTAAAGTCCCTGAGTAACCCGAAGATTGTCCGCCCAGGAAAATCGTCGGTGTTTATGCGGTAAAACTCTGTGTAGGCCACATTATGCAGGGGGAAAGGCCGGTACTGATTAGCGAACCGCAGGGTGCCGTTGGCCACATATATCTGGGCGTTTAGCAGGCGTCTGGCCAAGCTGATTAGCTCGGTCGCCTCCAAGGTATCCACATAATCGCCTATGAGCCATATCCTTTTTAGCTCCGTCGGAAGCAATGCCGTATAACCCGCTGCCTGAGTTACATCGGTTATCGCATCGTAAAGGTTAATGGCCTTTGTGCGTTTTCGGGTAGGCAGCAGTGCAATGAGCTGGTCAAAGACCTCAATCAGCGCCGCCGAAAGGGCCACGATAAACGCCGCGCGCACCACTAACATAGTGGCCTGAAATACCGCTGCGGCTGCCGGGCCGGTAACCCCTCCCGCCGCATGCGCTACCGCATTAGCTATATCCGTCGCCAAGTCTCGTACCTCTTTGATGATGGTGTAAAGCAGCAGCATGGCTGACACCAAAAGCGCCGCCATAGTCGCCGTGTCGGCCTCCCGTTCCAGCGCCACCTCTACCGACGCTATTGTGGCCGGTCGCCTCCCCATAACGGCACGCTCAAATAGGGCTAGTTCGTCAATCGTGATACTGACGACCATCCTATTCTGCCCCCACTTAGCCTTAGAGGCCTCTATCAGTCCTACCCAAGTGATACCCCCAAGTCGTAGTTGAACCCGAACCGGCTTATACTGATTGTTCCGAAAAGCAGCATCTATCGCTTGGTAGGCTTGATCCAGTAGCGTTACACCTTCTATGCTGGCCTCTATGGAAAACCGTTCTGCATCGCGGGTAACATTCAGCTCCGCCGTCTCCCATTGGCTCCACTCCGTAACCCGCTGGCCATTCACGTAAAGCTCAATGTACCTCATAGGAGCCTCCACACGCGCTTTACGCTGTTGTTCTTTCTAAGTACCACGCCCAGCGTCTCTGAAAAGCGATTATAGTCAAAACTTACCTCGCCTCCTGCCGCTAACTTGGGCAAGTCTTCATTCTTGACGCCCCGCAGCTGCCGATTTATGTGCGCAGGCACTATCCGCTCTCCCTCATGCACCCGTACGATTAGGGCATCCCGCACGGCGTTAGGTATCCGCACCCCCTCCCGCACGTACTCAGTCCCCTCGTAGAATGTGGGAAGCTTGGAAATAAGCTGGGTGAGGAGGGTTATATCCCGTATCGTCTGCGCCAAGGCGTTTGGAGCTCCCCGTTCCAAAAGCTGTACATAAGTTTTCACCGCCGCCAGTGCAAACTCCCGCCGCTGGGCTCGTCTTTTTAGCGCTTCCTGGCGTTGGATTAGCTCGGCTTCCTGTTTTTCCAAAGCTGCTATACTTTCCGATGCCGCCAACGCCCCCTCCTTCGCCAATCCCTCAAACACCGCAATACGGCGCTGTAAAAAACCTCGCTGTTGCTCTAATCCAGTCAAAGCCCGATCCTCTAACCGCTTCAAATAGCTGTCAAACGCATCCGCCAAAGCGTCCAGTGCCTGCAAGTATTCTTTGATGATTGCCTTTTGCTGATCCAACGCCGCATCTGCTAGCGCTTTCAACTTCGCATTCAATTGCGATATAAGCGCCTCCGTCTGAGCGATTTCCAGCTCCAACTGCTTCTCGCCCGTAACCCGATATAGCTCCCCAAGCACTTTTAGCCGTTCTCTGGCAGCCTCAATCTGTATCTCCAAAAGCCGCCGCTCACGATATTTGGCGAAATCCTCCTCCGTCGCAAAGTTTGCCCGCTCCGTTTCCAACCTTGCCTTGGCCAGCTCCTCCCTAAACTTTATATCTGCATCCGCTGCCCTAAGCTGCGCAGCTATGATCGCCCGTGTTTTCGCCTCCTCTAAACGTTGGAGCAGCTCCGTTTCATCACTTTCCAGCTCCGCTGCGCGCTTTCGTACCTCCTCTATTAGCGCATCATACCGCTCGCGAATAGCCTCTCCCTCGCTAATAAGGGCGTCTTGCTGCAATTCTGTCCGGATTTTCGCCAGTCTCTGAGCACTTTCGGCCAAAATTTCGCCCTCTTTGCGTGCAAACTCGGCCTCCAACGCCGAAAGGGAGGCCAGATACCGCTTTTGGGCCTCCAAAAGGGCCGCATCATTGCCCTCCAAAACCTTTTTCGCAGCCTCATAGGCATCCTCTAAGTCGCTTATACGCTTAGCGTACTCCCTTTTCAGCGCTTCGCGCTGGGTTTGAACCGCTTCGACCTCTACATTTAAGCTGTCTAAGGTGCGCTGAATAAGCTCCTCACGCTGTTTCGCCAGTTCCTCTTGCTCTTTGCGCAGTTTAGCCGTAACTTCCGCCTCCTTTATACGCAACTCCGATAGCCTGCCTTCCGCATCAGCCAGCTTCTCCATCAGCTCGGCCGCCTTGTCGGCCTGGATGTTGCTGAAAAAGCGTTCAACCTCGGCAGCTGCCGAACGGATATCCTGTGCAAAACCCCTGATCCGCTCCCCTAGTTTCGCATCGAATACACCAGCCAGATCCCCTATCGCCCCAACTACTTGCCCGATCCCTCGGACTAAGGCCCCCAGCGCTTTCCCAAGACCACGGAAAAGTTTGACCAAAAAGCTATCTTCCGTTTTCTTCAGTTCCTTCTCTATTTTCTCCCTTTCCCGCTCCACCCGCGCCCGCTCCTGCGCAATCAGTTCCAGCTCCAACTGCGCTTGCCGCTGTAAGAGCCGCTCACGCTCCCGAAGTACCTGCAAAGAAGTGGCATCCTGAGCTTCCAGTCTTAGCTTGATAGCAGCCAATTGTTCATTCAGCCTTATCTCGTCTCGTAGGCTATCTATCCGCTCCTTCGCCTTTTCCAGCGCCTCCAACCCTTTCCCAAAAGAAGCGATCTTACTGATGGCCTCCAAAATAAGCAGCAACCCCACCCCTCTAAGCGCCCGCCCGCCTTCTACAACCGCCCGAACGAACCCCTTCACGCCGCCTCCCGCCGCCCGAAATGCATCCCCCGCCCGCTGCGCCGCAAAGCCAAGTCCTAAAACAGCCTTCCCTGCATCCCCCGACTTATCTAAAAACTCCGCCAAAGCCTCCTTAAATGACTGGGTATAATTCCCAACGTTCCGCTGAAACTGACCTACCGAAAAGTCTATTTCCTTCAGCTCCCTATCCAGTTTCACAATAGCATCTCGCAACTTTACCGCCTCATCTTCGGTTGCCTTCCCCTGCACCACAAGGTCTTTATATCTCTCGCGAAGGTCATTCAGGGCGTTAGACAAATCGGCATAGCTGGCCTTTACCCGATTATTTGCTAGCTCCATCGCCTTAGCCGCCCGCTCCGCTGCCGTCTCCGCCGCCGCACGCCGCTTGTACTCCGCCGTTACATCCCGTATCTGAAATTTTAGCTTCTCTGTTTCCTTCCCCACATCACTTTGCAACGCTTTCAGTTTCTCCTCTAACTTGACTCGCTGCTGCTGTATTCTGGTAAGCGCATCAGCGTTTGCCTTAACTCCCTGAATAGCCTTTATGACTTCACGCAGCCCGTTCGCATTCTGCTCAGCCGCACGAGCCGCCTCTATTATCTGCTTTTGTAACTCTTTTAGGCGCTTCTCTAGCTCGTCCAGTATCTTCGCCAACGCCTCCCCAGCCTGCCTTACAGGCGTGAAGAGGTCGTCTTTAAAAATATCCTCAAAGCCTATCCTATTCTCAGCGCTCTCAGCCATAGGTATCCAATAAAGCCTAACAAGCTAAGTCCCAACATCAAAGCAAATACCCCCTGCCCCCACCTTTTCCACCAGCTCAAGCGCTTCTCTGCACGCTCCTCTGCCACCCCAGTCAGGGCTTGCATCACTACATTTTGTCTGATCACACTATCCCGCACCACCACTACCGGCCGGACTTGCTCTATCCGCAGCATTTGCCGTATCGTGTCGTACTGGATGACCAACCGCTCATTGCGTAAGTGTATCGTGTCATTCAGCAAAGTAGTCAGTCTCAGCGTCTCCTGCGCCACCACCTCCTCACGCCTCACAGCCACCTCCACACTTTGCACTGATTTAGCCTTTTTCAGTGGCGCGCACCCCAAAAGCGCCGCTAAAAGCGCCTTGCGCAGCCCAGCCCGAACCGCCGACGCATCCACCCGAAGCCACCGCTCCACCGGAAAGCGGCGGATGATGTAAAAAAGCTTGTCCCGCTGCACCCGGACAAGATAGTACTTTTTCATATTCAGCACCTGAATGCTGGCATACAACTGGCCAGTCTGGAAAAGCACGATTTCCCTATCGGGAAGCCCCAGCTTCCGCTTCATCTTAGCCGTAGATGGTGCATAAATACCAAGCCCCCGCCGGCCGAGCCATAGCGGCTCTCGCACTGCCCACGCCGGCGAGGGCGGATAGCTGACTATCGTTCTACCTCCATGAGACAACGCCTGCGCCTGCGCCGGCACATCGGGAAGCTCTACCCGCTCGTAAAAACGCAAAACCCGACGCAGCCGGCCAAACACACATTACACTCTGAATTGCGCGACAGCCGTAGTATAATCAAACGCACCACTAGGCGCACTCGTCCCTACTCTGAGTGTATAGGGATTGCCGGATGGGGGGAGAGAAAGCGAACTAGCTTGATAAGCACCAGGTGCCACCTCCGTGAAATTCGTTGTTATCAGTGTGTTTGCGTTATCTCTAAGTTCCAAGTATGCTGCCAGTCCAGTAATAGGGATATACAAATCGCCCGCACCACGCGAGTAAAGCGCATAAATAAGAGCTTGTAGGGTAGTGGCATTTCCTGAAAGCAAAATGCGCGCCGCAATTCCCGGCACATAATTAAGCAACCCTGCGTCTGCAAACACTGGCACAAGCTCAAAGTCCATCAGGCTCTGGGCAAAGTCAAAAGAAAACTCGTATTTTGTAATAGTCGCATCGGAGGGGAAAAGTAGCCGTACCTGTACTGTGCCTGGCTCTATCGGGATAGGAGCGGCTTCATTGACGCTAACACGTCGCCCCCAAACCACCCCGGCGTCATCAATCAAAAACACCCCCAGTCGCGACACACACCGAAGCTGCTCTATGTTTATCCCCCACTCAGCCGGAGGCTTGGCCACAAGTGCTTTGAAAGTGCGCGGCTGGTGCCGAACAAAAAACTTCGTCCCAGACAGCTCCTCAAAAACCGCCTCCGGCCGCTCACTCTCTACATTGTAGAGAATAGGCGTCATGAGCCGACGGGCATTTGGGTAAAGCGCGCTTGTCAAAAGATTAAAATCCTCCGGAGTAGAAGAATTTTCAAGCACCCTCTCAAACGCTATCCTTCGGATAGGCCGCAGTACCGGATGGCAGTCCGGTATCCCAAGCGCCCATAAGGGCTGGCTGCACCTACACTGCATTAAGCTCATAGTCTTTCAGGTTTATGGTTAGTCTGATTGCAATCCACTCGCCTTTTACCAGCTTCTCGCCCGTACCCCACTCCGCTCGCCGGGAAAACTTCGGGACAATCTCCGTGATGGAGACCATTTTCGGCCATAGCTCCATCAGGCTTTCACGCACCCCAGCAATCCGATCCAGCTGCACCTCAAACTCCTCCGTGTCTACCGCCGGTGCAAAAAAGAAGGCCTCGTGTTCCACCTCCCCCCACTCACTTTTGCCCATGCGCGCGTCGGGGATCACCGCCAGAAAAGCGTCCTTCTGGCGCGCCGCTATCTGGGAAAACTCATTGTAATGCGCCACAAAGATAGGCGGCGGGTGAAAGGCCACCCGCTCCTCCGCCGAAAACGGAAATGCGTACGTGCTTACATCATACTCTCGCACAAAGGACCGAACTAAACCGGTTTGGATAGTCAGCGTCCCCACACTCGTATCTACTTGCACCGGGGAGGGGGGCGTTAGATAGTTCGCCCACACAGGGCAAAACTCAAATTGCTGCAAGACGGGATCAACAAGCCGCAGGATGCGCCGCTGGCGGGCGTTATGAAGCTTTCTCAGGAGGCTCATGGCGAAAAACTTTTGTCAGTTGTCGAACCAGCCCCGCAGGTATAATATTCAGCTGCACCGCTTTTTTGAGGGCTAAACTGGCCTCATAGAGGATGGCCACACTTAGCAGCGGAGGGATAAGGTAAGAGGCCACTTGCTCCAAGGCCACTAAGAGCGCCACGTAAAAGATCATGTAAAACACAAGTCTAGCCGTTCCCTGCAAAACCTTCACTGCTTTGATCCCCTCTCCGCTTATGATGGCGTGCACCCATCCCAGAAAGTTCGCCAAAGACCCCAAAACTATCAGGGCTGCTAAGACCGGGACATATTTCTTGGCCACAATCGTCAATGCGCCTCCCAAGAGCGCTAAAATAGCATCCCGCTTCGTCATGACGACCGCCGGCGCCTTTGAGTCTCACTTTCCCCCGCTGGCTCCGGAGGAGCATCCAGTACCTCATAAGGAAGCCCGGCTCGCTCTAAGTGCTGCCGGACAATCTCCAGTAGGGACGGCTCAAGTTCTATAACCAATCCCTCTATATCAGGCCGCTTAAGGTATTTCTTTCCCCCGTTCATAGCTATGCCATTGAATTTATTGCGTTCTGCGTATCTGCAACGATCACCGGGCGGCCTGCGTGGGACAAGGGTGCATAATACAGGTCCATCGCAAGCCGTCGCACGTTTGTTTCCGAGCCGCCATCAAACACTCTGCCAAAATTCACAGAAATATCACCAAAAAAGAACACCTCCAGTTCATTTTCATTGAATACAATGGTGGGGTTTGTTTGCGCTGTGCCTGCTGGAATGAGGGCAAGCCCCTCAAGCTGCCGATCCAACTGCAAGTATTGCCCTATCGTGTCTTTGAGCGCACCAAAACGCAAGCGCCAATAATATGGGAAGGGCAAAATAGCTGCTTGGGCCGGCCAATCCCCTCGGGGCCCTATCGCTGCTTGAAGGTCATGAAATGCCCGCATGTAAATCAACAAGTCAATCATTTGCGGGCTTATGATGCCAGTAGGCAAACTGGCAGCAGTCGCGACAGCTGCCATTGCAGCTATGAGATTGTTATGCAAAAGCACCTCTAAGCGGTAAGCCCCGTGCCAAATCAAAAAATCCACGATATTAGGGTAGGAAAAAATCGCCTCATCTGTAATGAGGTCGGTAAAAGCAAGTTTATTATGTGTAGTAGAAAGTCTCTGCGGCGTTGTGGCCATGGAGGGCTTTGCGGCACCTTCCCCAACTGTGGCCGGCGCACCCGTAAAAGGGTTTAGACGATTTTGCGTTATCTCGGCAAGAACATCCAGCGTCTCCGTTCGCAAATAATCCTGTATAAAATCTATTACCGGCTGACGAGTAACATAAAATGACTCGCCGACATATTCTCTGGGGGTATTGGCGCCGACTGTGGTCTTTTGCACATACCGCTGCATCAGCTTACGGGCCGAACGAAGCTCGCTTACCTTTATACGTGTGCCCGCGCTGGGCATCTGCTCTCGCAGTTGCTGACGTATATGCGCGGCCGCCTTGCTGATGGCGTCCAGCGTTCTAGTCTCTTCCTCCGTCGCAGCCGTCGCATGCAGCGTCGCAAGTAGCTCTTCACCCGCCTTCTGGATTTGCTTAATTTCCTCGGTCATATCCTTTGCGTGTTTGTCTTTTTCAGTGCCTCAGATACTAAAAGCATGGTTTTCGCCAGCTCCTTAGCTAGGGGCTGGACTTTCTCCTCTACGACTTTGAGGGCCTTTTCTACCGATTGAGTCAGCGCCTCCTGCGTCATGCCTTGCATTTGGCTTACTGTCGCCTCAAGGTCTGCCAGCCGGCGCTGAATGTCCGTCACCTGTGCTTGCAGCCCTTCTAAGACCTCCATCCGAGCCATTAGCTCAGTAACGATGGCCTCCAGCTGCGCCAAATCCTGCTTCTTCAAATAGCCAGACGCGCTGGGGGAGGCTATCGCTTTTTGCTGTGTGGCTTGCTCACCGGCACCGCTTTGTGCATTTTTCCAGTCTTCAAGCGCTTTCACGCGAAGCACAAGCTCTTTAACTACGGTTTCCAACTGTGCCAAATCTTGCTTCCTCACATAGCCCACTGCTTCGAACACAGCTGCCCCGTTTGGGGCGGGCAGGCCGCTGGCTGGTTCCTGCGGCGCTTTTTCGTTTTCGGTCGCCATATCGGTTAGTGTTTTCATTAACAATACAAGCTCAGAGTTCGGTTGCGCCGGTCTAGGTGTCAAAGATGCTTCTAAAACCGCAAGCTCTTCTATCACGTAAACGCCGTCCTCCCGTGTCGATCCTATAGCAAAACCTCCTACAGAAAGATAAACCCCGCTCACATCCTCAAGTGGACGCTCCAGCTTTAAAGCCACGTAAAGCCCGTCGTCGCGTTCAGAAAAATGCACTATCTTGCCGACCGGAGGTCGAAAGTAGTCATGATCCAGATAAACGGGGGGTTCGCCGTAAATATGAAACTTCGTTTGGCGGGTAAAAACCGAATTGTGGGCATCAATGGTGTCCCACACCACCAACTGCCCCTCATATAGACCACCAGCAACTGGGGATAGCGCCTGAGCGCTTACCAAGTGCTTGACCACCCACTCCACATTGCAAATATACGCGTCTTTTGACAAATGCAAGTCCACCGTCAAAAGGTCAAATACGCCCGCCTTATCCGTATCCGCAAGTTTTCCACAATCACTCTAACCGGCCCGGTCGGTAGCGGGGAGGCCAGTGTTATGTCCGTCGCCGTTACACTGACTACTGCCGTCTGCACCTCCCCCGTGGCCGTATAAGCCCTAACTGGAGCGCCTATCGCCACAAAATCGGGTGCTTGGGGGTTCGGGCTATGGTAAGGGATCGTGGCTGTCGGTGCCGCAAGCTCCGCTTGCACTACAAATGGCGCAAAGCGCATGAGTCGCCGTAGCGTCTCGCTGCCTCGGTAGGCTAGGTACGGCGTGTTGCCTATGCGTGTATAGCCTTGCGTGTTTGGTTCCCCAGCCACTGAGCTACCTACGCCCATCTTTATCCGCCCAAAGATGAACGGCAAAGCCAAGTCTCGCAGTACATTGCGCACCCCTACCGCTGGGGCGGCGGCAGGAAGCGCCGCATATATCTTCTCTACACTATCCAGCTCAAAAAAGTACTCCAACAGCACTCGCTCATGCTCATCTATCGCACGCTGATAGTCCGCCTGCGTTATGGCGTTGCTATCCAGTCGGTACTGCCCCGTAAAATCCGCCGTAGTGTATAGCATGCCCAAAGATATGGTATATTTGCCTGAATGGGTAAGCTACTTAGTAAGCTGCACAAGCTTCTTGGTAGGCTACGCAATCTACTTAGCAAGCTGCTTAGCAAGCTGCTTAGCAAACTACTTAGGCGACGCAATCTACGCGAACTGAGCTGGAGGGATTTCTGCGACGGCCTTGACAAAGACCCTCCTGACGACGTCCAAAAGGAGGCCGAGCACGTCTTCTTTGACCACGTTTTCCCGGAAGCCCTGCTTACTTTTTTCCAGAATGCCAGTGAGCTGCTTCTCCTTTATGAAGCAGCCCTATCCGCACCCGCTATGAAGCCTATCGCCGACGCCAAGTTCAATGAGCTATTCAAACAGAACCCCATCCCATTTTACGAGTCGCTCATACCTGCGCTCAAAAGCTTAGGCGCCGAACCTGAAAAAGCTACCTTCTTAGAGATATGCGCTTTCTTGACTACCTACAAGTCGTAATCCGCCTGATTAGGCCAGAGCGCAATCGCAAAGGGCAACGCGTACTTCAGGATTTCTACGAGTATGGGCTCGCACTTACCACTGATATAACCGAAGCGCATCCCCCCCAGACCCCTTTGGAGTGCCTCCAACGTATTGCCGACGTCCGAGCTATCCATACTTTGATTGCCGGCGCCACCGCACGCCTCACCTGGAAAGTCGCCAAACGTTACAATGGCACTGAAATCCCTGACGAGTTTCGCTCCCGAAACCTCGACCGCTACGCTGGCCACATCGTGGCCGACTACCTTGTGCTGGGGCAGGCCTTCTTCTCTGAAAACTTCACCTATATCAGCCCCTTAGAGGCCTTCCCAGATACCACCCTTAGCATCCAGCGTCCCAATGGAACGCCGCTACAATCCGCATTTTGGCTCATGCGCCAGTTTTGGGAACTCAATCGCGCCGAAACGCAAATCCTCTCCCTCATGGGCGCCGCCGCATTCCTCTACCCCAAAGACTCAAACATGCCCCTAACTGGCGACGAACTAGACCAGCTCCGCAAAAACCTCCAAGACAAAGTTCGCAAAGGTGGCGTTGGGGGGATAGAACCCGTCTCCGTGCCCATCGAACTCATACCCATCCCCATAGACAATCAAAAATACCGCCTCATAGAAATCCGCACCCAGCTCATACGCGAACTTTGCAACCTCTTCCAGATAGACAGCTCCCTCCTAAATGACCCGGAAAACAAAACCTACAGCAACAAGACCCTCGCCCTCAAAGCCCTTTACACCAACGTCATCATACCCATCGCCTACGAAGTGGCCTATGCCCTCCAAACCCGTACCCTCGACTACGTCATCACCATAGAAACCTCCAACATAGAGCTACTGCATGAAGACCGGGTCGCTCAGGCCGATTATGTGATCAGGCTCCTACAAGCAGGCCTCATAACACCAGATAAGGCCAAGAGCCTCTTAGAGCTGGACTAAGTCCATAATATCGTCGGCACCCCTAACGACTCTTACTTCCATCCCATGCAGACGCAGGAGGTCATGCACCTCCGACTGTTTTTCGGAAACCCTGCCCCTCACTGTTTTCACTTCCAAAAACACCACCCGCCCGTGCTTTACAGCCACTAAGTCCGGCGCTCCGGGCATCAGCCCAGACCAGCGCTGCCGGCCTCGCGTGGACTGGTTTGGGATGTGCATCACTATCCAGCCCGCATACGATAAGGCCTGCACAATACCACGCTGGACGTCGCTTTCCTTTCGCTGAAAATACGGCCTCTTAGGCCTATGGCGAAAACGCATGGCCAAAGTTAGCTACTTAGCGCTCGAGCTATCAAGCGTACTGGAAAGTAGCTGCCGTCCCCGCTTCGCCCTCCGTTTTTTTTGCCGTACACCAGTCCACACCTTACCCACACCACCCAAAACTTACCCACAGCCACCCAAAGCGCATTTTTGTGGGTAAGACGCAAACCCATTGATTACCAGCGACTTACGAAGCGATTTACCCACATATCCCACACCTTCCCTTTTCTAGAGAGATAGAAAAAAAAAAGAAGAAGAGAGGGGGGGTAGGGGAGGTGTGGGCAAGAGGTGGAGAAAAAAATAGGCAAATGTAAAATAGCCATGTGTGGGATATGTGGGTAAGACGCTTCATAACTTACTGGGAGAGAGTGGCTTATATGCTTACCCACACAAAAGGGGTGTGGGTATGGTGTGGGTAAGATTTTGCGGGTGTGGGTAAGAGTGGGTAAGCGGGTTACCACTGGCGCAAGTTTTCCACCGACTTTCCACAGGGCAAAAAAAAGCCCCCCTGTTTTTCGGGGGGGTGAGGGCTTCGGTTTTGGAGGTTTTCTACCTTTGCCCTATGCGGAAGGAACACCACAAAGATAGGGATTTTTTGACATACGCGCTGGGGTACGGCCCGAAGTTAGGTTTTCGGGTGATCCCACTTAGGCCAGGCAAAAAAACGCCGCTGATTGACGACTGGCCAAATAAAGCGACTTGGGACGAGGCTCAAATACGGGAATGGTGGCGGAAGTGGCCAGACGCTAACATCGGCGTCCTCACGGGGCGGTATAGGGACGGGTACTTTATTGTCTTAGACTTTGACCCGCGCAATGGGGGTAGCTGGTGGGATGAGTTGGAGGCGGATATTTTGCCCGATACTTGGGTAGTGGATACGCCAAGCAGGGGGCGGCATTTTTATTACAGAACGACCGAGCTTTATCGGTGCGAAAAGTTTCCGCACGGGCTGGACTTGCGGGGGGAAGGTGGGTATGTAGTTACGCCGCCGTCCCTTTTGATTGACGACGAGAAGGGTTATGTAGGGGACTGGGATTTTCAGGTCGGCAATATGCCCAAGGATATGCCCATGCCCGTTCGCACGCAGGCGGATATAGTCAAACTACGAAGGCGGGCAAGCGGGTTATGGGTTGTGAATGGAGCGGATGTAGGCGATGCGGGGGAAAAGGGGAACGAAAGGGCGAACGGCGGCGGGCCGCCGTTGTGGCTCATGCCGCCACCCATCCCTAAGGGCATGCGCCATGACTACCTTGTTTCTTTGGCGGGTGCATTTTGGTCGGCGGGGCTGACCGAAAAGGAGGTAGAGGCGATGCTTTGGGCGGGGCTGGAGCTTTTAGAGACGCGTGAGGATTTTGACCCAGTGCGGGAAATAGGGGGGATACTGAAAGGCCTGCAAAAGTGGGAAGGGGCGAACTATACCATCGGTTCGCTTTTGCAGATGCTACCAGAGCCAACGGCGCGGGTGGTACGGCGGGTGCTGACGGCGGGTATGGCGTCGGGTGTGTCTGTGATTGACCCAGTGCGCTCACCTGAAAGCGCACCCACGAGCGCACCCGTGAGCGCACCCGTGAGCGCACCCGTGAGCGCACCCGTGAGCGCACCCGTGAGTGAGCCAGTTAGTGAGCTATCGGGTGCGGATAGCGGGGCGGATAGTGGCCAAGTGGCCAGTGGGGCGGCTGGCCAAGTAAGCGATGCCAAGGGGGAAAGCACGGGGGACGGGCGGAAAGCGGATAGGCTGGCTTTGGCGGCGGAGCTTGTGAAGAAGTTAGAGACGCGACAAAAGGAGGGGGGCGGTATTTGCTTTGTCTATCGGAAAGCAGACGGGACTGAGTTAGAGGCGGCATGTACGCCAAGGGCGGTGAAGGCGCTTTTAGGCCAGTTAGGGCTGAAGGTAACGCTGGCGGAAGCAGAGCAAGTTTTAGGTGTAACAAAGGGAACGGGTGAAGGAGAGGCAAAGGAAAAGAAGGGGCGGAAGTCTAAGACGGCGGACAAAGAGGATATAAAGGCCGTTCTGTGTCGGTATAAGTGGGTGCTGTGGCAGGGGGAGCTTTGGCAAGTGGCCAAGCCCAAGATACTCAGAGCGGATTTAGACAGGATACACGGCATACTGAAAGATAATGGGCTGGATGTAGGCAAGGATACCCTAAAAAGCCACTATGCCGATATAATGACCGACATCCCCAAAGACCCGTTGGAGGGGATAGTGGTAACGCCAGAGCCTACCTACGGCAGGGTGGGGAAATTGCGGGGGCTTTGGTTTAGCCATAGAGGGGACTTATACCTTGTAACGCCTCGCGAGGTGCGGCGGTTTTCAGCGGGGCAATGGCCAGAGGGGGTATATGCGCTGGACGTGGGGATGCGGGGCGTACTTCCCGACTGGGATGGAACGATTGAGCAACTGCTTATATACTGGAAAGGGGTTACGCCGCGCCTGAAATGCAACCCTAAGGTGGCGTTAGCGATGTTTTTGCCCATGCTATTTGGGCAAGGGCATATAGGGCTGATTTTGCGGGGTGCGGCAAGGAGCGGGAAAACCACGCTAAGCAGAGCAATGGCCTACCTTCGCTTAGGGCGGGAAACAGGGACGCCTAACAGCGGCGCTAACATGCGCGACCTGATTGCCGTACTGCAAAGAGAGCAAATCGTCTTCTTTGACGAGGTCAACACCTTCACCCCAGAGTTACAGGAAACACTCAAACGAATGATCACCCATGACAAGTCGCTCGTGCGTGCGCTATATACGGATAGAACGAAGCTGGAAAGCGACCTAAGGGGCTCAGTGGTGTTTTGTACCACGAGCTTAGAGAAGATAGCTTCTGACCTCCGCACGCGGTGCTTTGTGTGGGACTTAGAGGAAAAGGGCGGTAGCCAGTACGAGGTGGAAATCCAGATATTTTGTGAGCGGCTATGGCGGAAGGCCTTAGGGGGGGCGATAAAGCTATACCAGCAAGCGGCGCGCCTGAAAAAGCCCCCCGCCGACCTTTTGCCTGCAATCCGTTTTAGGGACTGGCTGGGCTGGGCATACCGATATGCGGTATTGTTAGAGGTGGAAAAGGAATTTTTGGAGTTTGTGGGGAAGGCCAAAAGTGCGGCGCATAGTGGAACTAAATACGACTTCCTGATTGGCCTGCTTGCCCAGCCCGACTTTGATACAAGCAGGGATTACACCCTTTCGGAACTACTTGATATGGCCGCGCCTGTTTCACAGGAGGCGCGAGGCCTGCTTCGCTCCATCGGCAAGGAGAGCGTGCGCGCTGACCTGATTGCTTTGGCGCGAGATATGGGGTATGATCTCACAATAGAAAAGCGGCGGCAAAAGGGGGATACGAAAGGCCTAAACCGACTTACTTTCACGCGCTTACAGACTTCTGGGGTGAGCGGCCTGCTTCGGGAGCTACTTATACAGGCGGGGGTAAGCCCAGACTTTGACGAAGACGACGAAGATGACGATGCACCGCCACCGCCAGACAATACTGGGCATGGAGCGGGGGTAGTGGGGGCGGCGGAACTGGTACAAGCGGATGGCGCTACACCACCCAGTACAAGCGCCGCACCGCCTAAGACCGACCCAAAGAAAGCACCGCCACCCAGTGAGTGGGTGTATCGGGCTGGAACTACACCCCAAGATGGTAACGGCGCGGTAACCGACGGGCTTTTCGCCCCCCCACAAAATGCCCAACCCACGCCTACACCCACACCGCCCACTGACGGCAACACCAAAAACACCGGTCAAGATGATGAATACCCTACCGACGACGAGCTGATTGCGCACATAAACGAAAGGCTACGGGAGCAAGCGGAAGGGGGGGTTACCTTGGAGGGCAGTCTGGACTTCCTGAACCGCTTCCTTTTGCGGTTTGAAGAAGAAATGTGGCAACTGAAACGGGTAAAATCCCTTAGGTACATCCAAAACTGGGAGATTGTACTGCAAAACGCCATAAAAGACTTGGGATATGACGAACTCACACCCGAAAAAGACCCCAGACTTCGCACACCCGCAAGGTAACGGGGTGGCTGGGGAAGTCGCAAAGGAAAACCGCCGCACAAAGGAGTACAAGGCCAGAGTGGCGGCTGAAAGGCATGTATTGCGCACGGGGGATACCAAAACGATATGGGGGAAGTACCTTCGTTACCTCTATGCCGAACTGCTAAAAACCTATTTCGGCCACAAGTACGACCCAGATGTACGCGAGCGGTTTGCCGACCTGTTTCTGAGTACGATGGAGGCCTACTTCGCCAAAGAAAAGCGCCCCCTCCGCTGCTATTTGCCCGCGCTCACCTACCTACTTTGGCAATCTCATGGCATGCCGTCCGAGGCGGCACGCTTAGAGTGGGCATTTGAGCGGATAGACTGGCGACTTGACGCCGTCTTTGCCGAAAGTGAGTTAGTGCGGCGCATTTTGCGACTGGCGGCCGTAGTGGAAACGAACGGCGCCCCCCCGACTTGGGTAAGCGACTGGAACTTTCACGCTTACGCCCTGAAAGGGGGATTGCCAAGGAAAAAGCCGCCCGTTACGCTCACGCTAAGCCACCTCCTCACGGCAAACTACCCGCCGCTGGACTGGCTGAAGTTTTTCGCCGTAGAAGCGGGACGCCCCGACCTGCTTTTTGGGCTGGACGGCCTGACGCCCGTGCTGAAAAAACCAAACTCGCCGATACTATGACTAAGAGTAAGACCTTGGAGAAAAAACTGACCGCCCTCTTACGGGAGGCTGAGAGAACACGCGAGCAAACCTTGGGAGCGATAAGGGTTTTGCGCCGTATAATAGAAACGACCGAAAACAAGGATGAGGCCTACCAAAAGAGACTTCGCCAAACGCTTCACGAGTGGCAAAGTGTGGTGAGGGCAAGCGAAAGCGAGGCAGCGGCGCTAAGGCAACTCCTTCACCTACTGCGGCAATCCGCGCGGGAGGCGGCAAACGGAAACGCACCGCCGCCCATGCCCACAACGATACGGGTTATTGTCCCCAAAGGCGTCCAAATATCCGATGAGGAAATCGTAAAACTGATACTCCAAAAACTAAACCTAAACGGATATGCCAAAGAGACCCAAGCCTGAAAAGGTGATCCAGACGCTAATCGGCAAAAACTTGCAGAGCTACATAACAGCGGCGGAAAACAGGGCAAAAGCCTTAGAGTATTGTCGTACCTCATTCACAGTGAATACTTGGGAAGAAAAAGCGCCGCGCCTAAGCGCCCTTGCCGCGACCTTTTCCCGTGTGTGCGATATCATGAGCCACGAACTGCAAAACCTCTACGCCTTAGAGGAACGCCTACGCAACGCCACCGACAAAGGCCTGCATATTGTGATTGAGCATGTGGAGAGTCCGTGGAGGCCTGAATATGGGCAAAGCGCGGATAGAACCCCCACAGACCACTTGCAGGCCGATGTGCCGCCACAGCCCCAGCCATCAGATACTAGGACAAAAGATGTCTGACCACAACTGGGGCGGCGAATTGCTCGCCCCCCCGATTGGTTGTAAGTTCGCCTCAAAGTCGTAACTTTGTGCCTAAGTATGAGCAGCAATTTCCTGTACCGTATGGAACAAAAAGAGCTTTATGAAGAATACCAAGCCAAGGAACGCGCGAATGAGATTGCGAGATGCTTAGTATATGAGTCGTTCCAGATAATAGAGCGCGCTCCGAAGCAGGATTGGCGCAAAAGTGTTGTTTTAGCTTTTGCCAATCTAATCCGGACAAAAGACATTTTGGCCGATTCGTTTGAGAAGATCCGGCAAGAGCTATACGATCAAACAAAGAAAAGGTTTTCAGCATTTGGTTGTTCTGATGAAGCAATTGAAGCTGCTGCTTATGAGGGCGAGTATAATGCAGAAACTTTTGTGCTTCCTATAGAAATGGGAGAAGACTCTATCCACTACGGGTTTGTAGCGGAGATGTTTTTTATTTCCAATGTTTGGTTTGCCACGTTATATTACAGACGCGGGGTTGGTTGGCATATAGAGGGTATACAAGATGAGGAGTTTTTTCAGGATTATCCACGAGAAAGAGGGATAAAAGGTCTTATTTATGGCGTAATGCGACAGAAAATAGATGTTTGGCGCGAAGCCCTGGAAAGGCGTGGGGTAAGTGTACGGGGCGTAGGGAGCTGGCTGGAAAAGTTGGAAAAGAATATAAATGATCCAGAGTGGCTTGACAAGGTAGAAAAGCTGATTCTGCAGGTAGATCATTTTGGGGTGCAGATAATTTCAGATGAAGCCTGAGCGCCAAAGCTAATGCAGATAACCCTCCGGACGGCGAAGCGGGTGGCGGATTTTTTAGAGGCGAACCGCCATAAGCGCTATGTGATTTTGCGGGGCGGCACACGGGCGGGGAAAACCTATAACACCCTGATCTACCTGCTGAAGCTTGCGCTGCAAGAGGGTAAGGACGTTGGTATTGTGGGTGCGCATTTGGTGCGTTTGAGGGAGACAGCGCTGCGGGACTTTGAGGAGATCGTCAAAGACCTGCCCCTCATAGACTACAATCGCAGCCTTTTGGTATTCACTTTCCCCAGCGGGGGGCGGATAAAGTTTTTCGGGGCAGACAAAGGCATAAAGCTGCGTGGGGCGAAGCGGGATATTCTATTCATCAATGAGGCCAACGCGATAGACTTTGAGGTCTTTTCGGAGCTGGACGTACGGACTACGACGCAGGTGATTTTGGACTTCAATCCGACGGGCCGGTTTTGGATCACTGAGTTCATGGAGTCCCATCCGCACCCAGAATGGTTTGCGGAGGGTGTTTTCACCTATCGGGACAATCCTTTTCTTTCGCCAGAGCATGTGCGGGCGATAGAGGCGAGGCAGGGGGATGTGCGTTGGTGGCGGGTTTTTGGAGAGGGTGAATGGGGCGAGGCCAGTGGTTTGGCGTGGTATAACTACGAAGTGGTGGATGCGCTGCCTGAGGGAGTCAAGCTGCTGGCGGTTGGTGTGGATTTTGGTTTTACGCGCTCCCCGACGGCGGTGGTGGGCGTGTGGAAACTGGGGCAAGATTTTTATGTGCGGGAGTTATTGTATCGGCATAATCTGCGGTTAGAGGAGCTGGGGGTGTTTTTGCGGCAGTACCGGGAGGCGTTGTATATAGTGGCGGACTCAGCCGAGCCAGACTTGATAGCAGCATTGCGTAGGCAGTATAATGTGCCGGTGGTGCCGAGTCGGAAGCTGGAGCTGAAAGCCAGCTTTGCGATGATAAACGCTGTTCGGGTTCGGGTAGTGGCTGGCTCAAATAACTTGCTGAATGAGGCGTATAAGCTGTGTTGGGACGGGGATCGGCTGCTTGGGGTAGATGATCATGCGATTGATGCGATGCGGTATGCGCTGCATGCGGTGATGGCAAAGTAATGGCTTCGGTCGAGGTGTTTTCGGCGGGCTGGTCTGTACCTTGTTGCCCCCAAGGGACCAGTATGCGAGCTAGAGTCTTTTCTCGCATGCCGCAAGCAACGGCCGCGTGCTTTTGGCCTAGCTGTTTAGCGAGTTCGGTGGCGACACGGACAAAGGATTCGGCGATATCGGAGGTTAGGGTTACAGGAGCTGTATCGGGTTCCTCTTCTTCTTTCTCTTCCTCACTAATGCCATACACATCTTCCATGATGTAGAAATCTTCATGGGGTGTAACCGTGGCTGGGGAGTTGTATTGTTTTCGCCAATAGGCGGTAATTACTCGGCGCAGGACTTGCTGGGCGACCCGAAAAAGGTGTTCTTCATCTTGGACTTCGTAGGTGCACACTGCCAAAATCGCTTCCTGAGCGAGGTCTTCGGCCGTCATGCGATCCTTAGTTTTGGCGTAGGCGGCTTTTATGAGCAAGCTGCGGAGCTTTTGGAAGGTTTTGGGGTTGTCAATCATTTGAGCGGTGGTAGCTACGATGGGAGCTAACGCCCGACTGGCAGAAGGCAGTTGCTTAGTGGTGTACTTGGTGTTTTCATGCTGGAGAGCGCGACGGGCTCTTTCCCCGAGTGGCTTAGGTTCAACGTGGCTGAAATCTAAATTGATAGCGAGCCGGCAAGCCACATCGTTGGGTTGGAGGCCCCAGAGGGTGGCCAGAGTGGCCACGCCGTTGTCGAGGTGTGCGCGCGATACCATATCGGGACAAAGGTACGAAGTTTTTGACAATTGCAAGGGGTGGGCTCGCGCTCGTGGTTATATGAAATAAGCTATTCTTCCAAGTCGGGGTCCTATAGTACGGTCCCAGCCCGGATTGTGCCTTTATTTGTTCTGTAAAAATCTATTGGATTTATTTCCTTCGGCGGCTTTTCCCAGAAGAAATATCTCAAGGGGATATATGCTTTTTTGGCCAGTTTTTCTATTTGTTTTAGAGTGGGCTGCTTTTCACCTTTTAGCCAACTCTCAAACTGGGGAAATTGAGCCACAACATGAGGCGCCCGCCAACGCACCCATTTGAGTATGGCTGGGCTGACTTTTATGCGCACCATGGTATAAAGGTATGGCATTTTTTCGTACCTTTGTCTTGGCAGGCCGGAGGTTCTGCCGCGCATACCAAATCCGCCCCCGCAAGGGGGTGTTTCTTATTTGGGCGAAAAGTGTGCGCGTCCAGACATTAATAAGGGCATGACTGGGGTGCAAAAGACACGAGAGGAAAAGCGGAAAGAGTTTTTACAAGAGGTTAGGGGTGAGCTTGATCGCTTAATACATTCTCACAGTTTTGGTGTCAGAGTAGTACGGGCTTGTGTTGCGGCTGAGATTGAGTTACTAATCGAGGATCGGTTTATAGGGGCGGTGGAAGTGCACCGGTTCGCGTACAGGGCGCTTTGTCAGACGAAAACCCAAGTTGATCCAGAAGTCTTTCATGAGGCTTTGTGCGTATTTGACCTTGGGGCTTTTGCTAATAGTCTATGGGTACATTTCACTTATTTCAGGGAAGATGAGCAAGATATAATCTATCAGATTTGGCATGAGCGAAAAGATTTTTTACCCAACCTTGACGATGTTTTTCTTGTGATCTTTGATTTGGTTCTGCGCGTGAGGGGAGAAAGAAATCTTGGCTTGGGGTTTTATTACGCCCTAAAAAGACCTAACGGCATGTATGCAACTTTTGGGGAATCCTTTTTGTACCATGACAAGTGTATTGGTCATGTTTTGAGTGAAAAGGCAATGAAAAGGCTAAAAGATATATTCCGTGCGTATGTACGGGAGCGAAAAGGGGGCGCTGGGCGAAGGCCATAGTCGTCAGTTGTCTAAAAAGTGTGCGGGGGCAGACATTAATAAGGGCATGACTGATGTGCAAAAGCCAAAAGAAGACCGACTAAAAGAGTTTCTACAAGAGATTAGGCAAGAGCTTGATTGCGTGGTGCGGCCGCGCGAGCTTTTTGGCGCAATAGTCTGTATGCATGTTGAAAAGGTAATTGAGCTACTGGTGCAGGGGAAATGGTCGGATGCACGGGAAAAGCTAGGATTGGCCTGTAAAACCCTTGCTCAGGCGAAAGCACACGCTATCCCAGAGGACTTTAACCAAGCGCTATATGCCTTTGATCTCGGTTTTTTTGCATATAGTTTAGAATCATATCTTTATGAGTTTGAGTTTATAGTCAGGCAAATCTGGCATGAGCGAAAAGTTTTTTTGCCTCATCTTGCCGAAGCGCTCAGGGGTGCATATCTATTTGCAGCCTATTTGCGCAATGGCTGCTCTCCGAGATGGTCTTTTTATCATGCCCTAAAAAGCCTTAACTATATGCGATTGATTTTGGGGCATTATGCCGTGAATGGAACCTGTCCCATAGTTCATTTTTTGGCAGGAGCGGCGATGACTAAACTGAAAGATATACTACGAGCTTATGAGCGAGCACGTAGCAGCAGTCAGGACGCCGTGAGTAACCGGCAGTAGCCCAAAAGTGTGCACATACAGACATTAATAGGCTTGATATGACTGCGAGTAAGAATGTGGGCCAAAGCCCTAAGAGAAGCGAGACGCCTTTATGGCGTCGGAAGACGAACTACGTGCTTAGAGAGCTGGTACGGATGTGGCATGGCCGGCCGTATGACTCGGCGGTGAGTTGGGGTTTTCGGTATGCACTGGACGACATCCTGCACACGTTCGCCAAGGAGAACGACTTGCCTATCCCCAAGCTGTTTTTCTGGTTTGAGCGCTTTTGGGAAAAATATTCTGGGTACTTGGGCGAACGGGTTTTTACGGCTCTTGATAGGAGCAAACTTATGGATATTCTGCTTCGTGGCTTCCCCCCATCCCGAGCTGAGCTATGTAAAAGATTTCTCTATGACCAAAGCGTGTACGGCATAATGCATTTGTATAGTGTGCTTTTTCTCTGGGAGGTTGGCAGAGGCAATCGTGTTTTGTGTTACAAGCGAGAGAAATGGCCGTTGGGGTATTATGAGTCGTTAGAAGTGGCGCCGCTGGACTCTTTCGTCATTTGGCAGGTGAAGCGCATGTTGAACGAACAAAGCGACCCCCAATAACGTATGTACTACATAGTAGAAAGCGAAGGCCTAAGGGAGCGCTGGCTGTTTAGGCTGTATCAGAACGCCTGCATGGCTGCCTTGGAGCTGGCGCAACGAACGCCTCACGAGGTCAGGGTCGTCCGGCTGGCGACGTCGGCCGGTTTGGGTAGGCAGATTATGTGCGTGTATAACTGCAAATACGAGGTTAGCGCCTCCCCGCCGCCCATTCAGGTAGAAGAAGAAGAGGAGGCGGGTAAAAGAAGGTATAGGCGGAAGCGAAATAAGTAACTTAGCGAAGGTATGCATTACAGGGTGGAAAGTGGGGCGCTGCCACGAGCTCGGACGTTTAGGAACTTCGAAAAAGCTACCTCCTTTGCCAGAGAACTCGCTAAAAAGACTACCCATGAGGTACGGGTCATAAGTGTAGGCGCAAGTTACACATTTGACAATCGGACGCTGTACATCTTCAACAAAGGCGGCAGCTTACCCAGTCCTAAATAGGCCGGCACAAAGGTTTTGCGGGGGAAAGTTTAGATACAGTGTCTCCGTCCGGGGTACATGAGCTTTTGCAGCTCCAGCACCTTGTAGCCTGCTTCCTCGTATTTTGCCCGCTATGTGGCAGGCGGTTTCCCTTGTCAGCTTGCGCCATCCAGCCTTGGCGAGAGGGCTATAAACGGGATGGTCATAACAGGAAAGCAAAACCTTTCCCTTTGCCGCTAAGATAGTCTCTACAAGGCGCTCATGGTAGGCTACGTCGGGTTCGTTCTTGTAGAGACGGCGGTCTTTTCGGGTGTCTGGCACATAAGGCGGATCAATGTAGAACACAGTCTCTGGCGTGTCCCAGTACTTGATGCACTCAATGCCATCGATGCAGTCTATTTGCACCCTGCTGAGGCGCCCATGCCAAAAGCTAAGGAGCTTTAGGCGACTGCGCCACCTGCTGGTGTTTCCAGCCCTGCCATTGGTTATGGTGTATATTTCTCGTCCCCAATCACCTGAAACTTTCGCCTTACCGCCAAACCCCTGATTTTGCTTGACGAAGAAGCCCCATGCCCTATCTATATCGGTAGCGTTAGGGTCTTTGACTATTTGGAGGGCACGGGCAAACTCTGCACGGGCGTAGGGCGTAAATATCAGCCTGTGCGCCAGTTCCTCAAACTTGCCCTTGTCCTGCAATACCCGATACAAATTGACAATATCGCCGTCCAAGTCATTCAGCACTTCTACGGGAAAGGGACTTGGCAAATGCCAAAGGACGGAGGCGGCTCCTGCGAACGGCTCCACATAAATCTGTCCAGCGGGGACGTACTGGACAACCCACGTTGCAAGCTTTCCTTTCCCGCCAGCCCACCGGAAGGGCGCCATAGGGCGGGGTGGTATGGGGATGCCGTCCAGAAATTCCTTTTTCAGCCCCGCAATGGCTTCGTATAGCCCATTCTGAGTGGTGGTACCCATACCACACAAAGATAAGCCCCTTGCAGGGGCCGGCGAAGGCAAAAAGTGCGCGCCCTCAGACATTAATAGTACCGATATGCTAACCGAAGAGCTCAAAGAAAAGAAGCAAAAGCTGCTGCGTTTGATTCAGGACGAGGTGGAGCATATCATCAAAAACTATCCCGTGTTTTTGCCTGATGTGGGAAAATTTGTGGCAGAAACCCTCGTATTGTTGCAAAGTGAGGAACACCAAAAAGCTTGGTTTGCCCTTTGGCAAAAAGCTTGGTCTCTCCTTTGGGATGCTTATCAATGTCTACTCCCAGCCATTAAGGTCAATTATTTATATCGGTTCGCTTCTGAGTCGTTACTCGAAAAAGTTAAGAATGAACTTATCATACTAGACCTTGGCATTTTTGCTTACCGATTAGAAGGTTCGTTTTTACAGCTCCACGCGGCGGTGCCGTACCTTTGGGATAAGCGAAAAAACTTTTATCCACATCTGTCGAGCGCATTGCGCGCTACATACTGGTTTCTTTGCTTGATAGAAGCGGGTTGGGAATTAGAGGAGGCGATTGCTGATGCTCTGAGTATTTGTAATGAACTACATGATGCCTTTGGGGATGTGTTTTACTACCGCCAAAAAAACATAAGCGAGCTTCTACCCCCCGACGCGTTAGCGACGTTGAGACAAATACTGCTGGATATATACAGCAAACGCCAAGGATGCAAAAGGTGAAAAGTGCGCGCCCTCAGACATTAATAGTACTGATATGAAAACGCATGGAGAAAACCTCGGCTCCCGGAAGGTTGAGCCAGAGATGCAAAACCTGCCCCAGTGGCGGTTGTACGCAAACTTCCTGCTTCGTGAGTTGGCCCGCCTATGGTATGGCCAAAAAAGCATTTTTGACCTCCAGCATGGCTATGGCCCGGACTCCCCATTTTGGCGGGACTTCGTTTTTCTTTTTGACCAAATGGTCGTGCTTTTCGGAGAGAAAAATTATCTTGTGGCTTGGGGTATGGATGATCGCCTTCATGAGGCTATTAGGGGATGGCGGATGTGGCACGGCATGGACCCAGTTTTTAGTCAGCCCTATTTTGAGGCCAAGTGGCGAGCGATTCAAAGGTTGGGGAGTGAGATAGCGCAAAAGCTGTTTGACGACTTTGATGTTGATGTAATCCTAAGCTTTGCTGGGTATGCCTATGGTCTTGCCCGCAGAGGCCAAAAGCCGCCATTCGACTTTCCCGTAAGGTTCAATCCCCTTGAGTATTTTGAGGCCTTGCCGGTCGATCCGGAGTTAGAGGATCGGTACTATAATGATAAGCCGTTGCCTTTTTAGCTCTTTTGATATTGTTGGGCTATGCGAGGCATATCCCCCCCACCTTCGGGTGGGGGTTTTCGTTTCCATCCATCCCGTCCTCTAAGAAAAGTGTGCGCGGTCAAACATTAATAGGAGTGATATGACGACGCATGGAGAAAACCTTGGCTCCCGAAAGGTTGAGCCGAAAACGCAGAACCAGCCTTTGTGGCGATTGAAGGCGAACTATCTGATGCGGCAATTGGCGCGTATTTGGTATGGCAAGCTCCTCGGTCGCGGCTACGCCAAAAGCTCAGAGTTTGAACGCCTCTTCATCGAGATTATGTGCCAGTTTGTGGAAGACCACGGTGGCAATGGCAAAGATGTGTTGCATTGGATTGAATTTGGCAAGCAGGCATTTGAGGTTGTACATGGAAAGGAGATCACATTTAAGAATCGGATTAGCGAGTTGGATTGGATGATTAGGAATGGTGTCCCGAAGGAACTGCGTGAGGAGTTTGCAAAGGATGCGCTGATCCAAGACATAATCAGAACAGCTGAATGGATATTGAATTATGAGGAGGAGGGAGAAGAACCGCCGTATGAGCCTACTATTTGGCTGAGGCCGCTGGATTATTATGAGCAACTTCCGGTAGAGGAGCCGCCGCCCCAGTGGAAGTTAGTGGCGAACCACGTTCAACGTGAGCTGGCACGTGTGTGGTATGGGAAAACCCGTATAGCGCCGTGGCACCTGCATGATTATTTGACCGGACTTTTTTATTCCTTTGTTTTTGGTAGCGGTATAAAACCGAAAGATTTTGACATAACACTGACTGGTACCCAAGCCGAGTTTGAAGAACAGCATGGTTGCGAACTTTCTTTCAACACGCCCGTACAGGAAATAATTTGGCTGGCCGATAAGTGCCTTCCGGAAGATTTGGCGGCAAAATTTTTGTCTGACCCACAGGTTAAGTTTATTTTGACAGCGGGCGAGCTTATTTGGGCACTCATTAGAGCGGACGTCAACCCGCCGTACGAAAAATATAGCATCAGCTTCAGGCCGATTGAGGAGTACGAAAACCTGCCGGTTTCCAACGATGAGCAGACCCTCTAAAAAGTGTGCGCGCTCAGACATTAATAGTAGCGATATGAGACGGATAGTTTTCCTGAATGCGTACGACCTTCTGACGCTGGTTTCGCAGTGTCCGAAGTGGCGGCTGATGACGGCCTACCGGGATTTCGTGGATCGGGAGCCGGTAGCTTACATTGCGGCACGGCCGCAGGAACGTGAGGCCGCTGAAGATGTGCGTCAGATTTTTAGGGGCGCGGTGATAGAAGACCCGCGCACATTGCAGGCGCGTGGGCGTATAAATGACGCCGAGGAGCTGGCGCTTTTGACCACAGACCTTGATTTGGGGCTAAAGCTGATAGTGCTGAAAAAAATCAAAAATGCATAGGCGTATGACGAAGCGAGAACTGGCCAAGAAGAAGGCCGAAGCGGTAATCCTGGCGAATGCGCACAGGTTGTATTTTGTCCCTCAGCGGGCTGGGGGCTACGTAGCCGAGCTGACCCGTGAAGTCGCAGCCGAACTATGGGCGGCGTTGTCAGACATAGCCCACATGCGGCAGAATGTTTCGGTTATTAGCGGGGATGCGGATTATGTGGTGGTCAGCTGCCGCATAGAGGTTATGGCGGATGATTGGCGAGTGGAGGTAGAGGATATCGGCGAGGCTTGGGCAAAAGAGTTCGCAGAGAAACAGCGCGGGAAGGAAAAGCAGGCTGATAACAAGCCTGCCCAAGCATCAGCGACGGAGGACGGGGAAAGTAAAAATGATGGGGCCATGCGGCACCGGATGTATCGGACGGCGTCGACGCGAGCGATAAAGCGGGCGATAGAGTTGCTTGTGGGCGACCTAAATAGCTTGCTGAAAGGTTTGGCGGTGCTTTATGGGTACAAGCAGGCGAATAACAAAGGCGCACTGAAGGCGTTCCCCCCAGCAGCCGCACCCGTAATTCGTGCGCTTGGAGCCGGCGAGATAGGGGTGAATGAAGCTATCAAAGGACTTGCCGCAGTTGTAAGCAATGGACAAACCGAAAAGAGCCATGCGGGTGAAGCTTAGTATAGAGGCCCCTGGGGTGCGGGGCGCATTGATTTTTAAGGGTGAAACGTCGGATGTGGGCAAGCAGCTGCGGCAGTTTGTCGAGCTTTTCCTTCCGGTGGAAGCTGTAACAGCCCAGCCCCCTACCCCGGTGCTGGCGGGGTCTGACGTCAAAAAGGTAGAGGAGGCGGTAGCGGCGGAGGTTAAAGAAGCGTCTCTTGCCGCCAAGTCAGAGCTTGCGTACCTTTCATTCAGCACCTTGGCATTGCTTTTCCGGTGTGCGCATGCTTTCCATCTGAAGCTGGCAGGTATCAAACCGCCGCCGTCGGAAGACCAGAAGATCGGCACGGATTTTCATGCAGGCATAGCCGCGTTTTTGCGAGGGGGAGAGTATGCATTTGAGTACCCGCAAAATGAGGTGCGGTTTGGGCACATAAAGGAGCTTCTTTCTACGCTTAGGCAGGCACCGGACTTAGCTTTAGAGCCTCGTGAGATGCTGGAAGCTGGCGGGGTAGAGTGGGTTGGCTATGCTGACGCTATCGCGAACGGAACCATATATGAGTTCAAGGCCACGAAGCGGTTGCCTACGGCGCCAACAGATGCACATGCCTTGCAGGCGTCGGTATATGCGGCGATGTTTGGGGCGGATAAGGCTAAGATAGTCTATGTTACCGAAAAGGAGGAGCGAGAGTTTGACGTAGCGCCTTTTGCTGGGGTGCGGGAGTTTCTGGCGGATATGGCAAGCCAGATAAAGGCTGGTGTGCCTAACATCCCGACGGGGCTAACGCATCCTTGGGGTTGCGACCGATGCGAATACCGGCCGCATTGCAGGTTTTATGACTTTGTGCGGGGCAATGGGATTGCAGAGATACCATTCTGAAAGCCGTTGTATATCGCCGAAGTTTGGGGCGGCCTTGGGCCGCCCCGCTTTGGTAATTAAGTGTGCGCGCTCAAACATTAATAAGGGTGATATGGAACGGGTACAAGTTTGGCTGACAAACGAAGAAAGCAGCCGCTCGGTGCATGAGCACTTTGGTCAGATTGTAGAAGCGTACATCCCGGCGCGAACGGAGTTTTTGGGCGAATGTGAGGCAACGCCGGAGGCGGTGGCGGAGCTGGCAGATGTGGATGCAGATGAAGCAGCCGAAGCGTTGGCCAGCCCCGGAGAGCCGTTACTTGTAGGTGAGTTGTATCAGGGGGATGTTTCGGCGGCGCTTTACCTTGTGGTCTATCCATCGCCGGACAGTAAATGAGCGAGCTTGATTTTGGGAAGCTCTCTCTGGCTGATTATGCCCAGCTTTTTCGGTTAGGGGCTGTGGCGGCGCGCCGGGGAGAGCTTCTCATTTCGCTCAGCGCAGAGCTGGACGTGCTGGTTTCCGGCCGCACCTATGAGTACCGGGATAGAATAAAGGGGATAGCGCGTGAAGCAGGGGCGTCTGCTTTCTGGGATGGCCATAAGTGGGTTATCCGCACGCTACGGCACCCAAACGTGTTGGGTAAAGTGCTTAGTGGCCTGACAAAGCTACCGGAAGCCAAGCTGGCACTAAATCCAGACTTTGGAAAACGGCACCTGCCTAAGTTGGAAATCCCCCCACTGGGTGGATATACTCTGTTTCCGTTTCAGATAGAAGGCATCAGCGTTATTGTGGAAACCTTTCGGCGGGGCGTGAAGAGTTTTTTGCTGGCTGACGAAATGGGGCTGGGGAAGACCATACAGGCCTTGGGGGTTGCTAAGGTGCTAGGGCTGGAAGCGGTGGTGATAGCTCCGGCCTCTGTGGTGCCAAGCTGGCAAGAAAAAGCGCAGGAGTGCGGGATAGTGGCGGAGGTTTTTAGCTACGCCAAAGCTGATAGGGCAAAAGCGGCTGGCAAAATGCTGATCATTGACGAAGCGCATTACATAAAGAATAAAAGCGCTCAGCGAACGAAAGCGGTTCGGCGCTTAGTAAATGAAGCGGAGAAGGTTTTAGCACTTACAGGCACGCCGCTCCTGAACCGCATAGATGAGTTGGCCAACCTTCTACATAACATTGGCATAATCAAAAGTGCCTCGCAGTTTTTGAGCCAGTACGCCAGTTGTAATTTGCGAAGCATCCGCACGAAGTATCGCACCATCCAAAAACGGGTGTACTATTTGACGGGGGCGCAAGCTCGTATGGTGCATAAGCTTTTGACTACCGAGCTGCCTTACCTCCGTAGGCTCAAAAAAGATGTAACGCTCCAGTTGCCTCGAAAAATCCGCACGCGGCTAACGCTGGAGGTGGATGCGCCCCAAGCCTCGGCGACCTTGCGGCTGGTGGCGGCGGAGTTCGCTCGAAAGCGCGGCATTGACCCGAAGCAGTTCGATACCCCAGCGGCGCTCGTGGAGTTTGTTTTTGACAGCATACCGCAGGCGGCGATAGCGACGGCTCGACGGCTATACGCGATAGCTAAGGCAACAGCCGCTGCCCAGTACATAGAAGACCTTTTGGGTAGTACGGATACCCCTATTGTGGTATTTTACCATCATGAGCAAGTACTAAGTGCCTTGCAGGAGTGCGTGCCCGGCCCCTACATAGACGGCTCAGTGCCGCAGGAGCGCCGCGCGGAGTTGGTTCGAGATTTCCAAGCGGGCAAGTATTGGGTGCTGTACCTTTCCATCACGGCGGCGGGACTGGGGATTACCCTTACGGCAGCGGATACGGCGGTTTTCGTGGAGTACGACTGGGTTCCGGCGAATCTATTACAGGCCGAAGACCGCATAAACCGCATCGGGCAAAAGAGCGAGGTTACTTACTATCACTATCTGACCACTAAAGACCCCGTGGAGCGGCTCATTCTGGACAAGATTTTTGAGAAGGTATCCTTAGCCGAGGCCGTTTTGGGTGGGCAAAGCGGCCTGAAAGAGGCGCTAAAAACCGCATAGCCATGCGTACTGCCGTGATATGGGTTTTAGGCCTAATCCGTATCACGGCCAAAAGCGAACCTGTGGGGTTATGTGTATCTTTACGCATGGCCAACGTAAACCGCACCTTCGAGGTAGCGCTGGACTTCGTGCTTGCGCATGAGGGGGAACTTGCAAATCACCCATACGACCGAGGGGGCATGACCTACCGGGGCATTGCCCGGAAAGCGTGGCCTTTATGGGAAGGCTGGAAGTATATAGACGTGGGCGGGACGCCGCCTATGGAACTGGTACGAAAGTTTTACTACGAAAACTTTTGGGTGCCGCTCCAATGTGATAAGCTTCCCGAACCCATAGCCATTTTCCTGTTTGATAGCGCTGTCGGGAGCGGTCATGTTTTGCCCACAAGGTGGCTCCAAAGGGCTATCGGCGCCAAAGATGATGGCATTGTGGGTCATGAAACAATCCAAAAAGCCCAGCAGGCCCGTCCTCAGGCCGTAGTGGATAGCATGCTGCGCCGGCGCATCCTGCTTTATGAACACATCGTGCGAAACGATAGCAAGCAGTACGCTTTCTTAGCAGGCTGGCTGCGGCGGACAATGAACCTGACTGCCCTGATTTACCGCCAGTACATCCGGGAGCTTTAGACGTTGCGGCGATATTCATCACGCCACTTGACCCGCCTGAGCGTTATACGCACTCTCGCATACTTAGGGTCGTTTTCTATATTCACCTCCTCAAACTTCAAGTTTCGTATCTCTGTCGGAAGTAGGCGATTGTTTCTATTCACCACATCGCACTTTTCAGCAAACTTCAGCAAATCCACGTGCGAAAGCTGGCATGGGTCAAAGATGAGCAGCTCTATCTCGAACCGCTCGGAGTAAGCCCGCACGATATCCTCTGAGGCATAGGCGGAGCTGACAAAGCTTTCCGACTCATACTGGTCAGCGATGCGCTTTATTTGGCCTATGAAGCGGGCTTTGTGTTTAGCGTTCGTAGGCACAGGCATCCCTAAGACTGCCCCCCTGAAATAGCCTATGATGTCTATGTAGGCAGAAGGCACCTCGGAGACCAGTTCAAAGCAGGTGCAATAGTTGGCCAGATGGCAGGTGGTTAAGGTAGTGGCGAAGGCCTGCCAGTCTCCATTTTCGTCTCGGTAAAGCCCCTCCCAGCTTTCGCCAGCGACGGCGGGGATTTTAGGGACACAGAAGTCGGGAGCTAAGGGCGGCCCTGCGGGTGGCTCAGGTGGAGCGGGGATTGAGAAGTCGTAGAAGTAGGACTCGTCTTCTTCAAGCGACCATACATTAAAGTTTTGTTGCTTGCGCACACTATTCCGAACGTGAAGCGTGTATTGCCCAGGGGGGATGGAGGTCTTATCAAGGATGATAGTGTATTTTCTAAAAGCAAACGCTGGGCGGTTTATGACAATGGCGGGGCTCCCCTCGGCGTGAGAATCAAGCACTCTGCCGTCCCTAAAATCCTCTTTGGCGTAAAGCATACTCTGTATGACGGGCTTATACCCTTCTGGCCGTGTAAAACAGATTGCACGAATATAGGTGTGAAAAATACCAGAGTCAGGCACTGCGGTAAAAAACCGCTGCGCCGCTATTTGTGTAGCCGTTTCAGTTATTGTCGCCAGCTGATTATCTGGCGCAAAGCGCATGGTATCGCCCGGATAGGTTGTAGGGAAAGTCAGCTCATTGCTGTCATACACATCGCCATCTGGTGTGAATAGTCGCCATTTGAGGGTGATCGGCCCGCTTACCCAGTTGTTTAGGTCAAGGCCATAGCCGCCAGAAGGCTGTGTTAGCGCAGAGGGGATTGCAGGTGGCTGGCGACGGGCGGGGACTGGAACAAAGAAAATACTTTTAAAGCCCGCAACCTGAACAAGTTGGTCATAGTTTGTAGGCAGCCATTGTCTTATTAATACCGCAGGTGCAGCTTCTAAACAAAGAGAATATATGTTTGTGCGAAAACTAAGAAACGAAGTAAAGGGATATGGGTTTGTTACGCCGTAAGTCGTATTGTATTCTATTTCGTCTATCGGCACAAACGATCCGGCAATTTTTAGAAGAGTTTGAATGATATAGGTGCCATATGGCGGATTAGGCTTAGTTAGCTCTGCTTGAAGGCTATCATAGCGATATATTGGCCCTTGATGCGGGAAAACCTGAAAAGGCCCGGATATTGGCGCCCCCGCTGGTTCCTTATTTGTCATGACCGCTACCCACTCCCCGCCGTCCTGACCTATCATGACCCCTACGAAATCAGCCCCCGGCCTGTTTGCAATCGTGGGCACGGAACCCGACGCCCCTGTAACTGGGTTGGTCAATGCCAAGCTGTCAGGGATGTCCGGTCTTGGGTGATCGCTATCCCGTCCTGTAACCGCCAAAACAGAACGAATAGGCGTGAAGCCCGAAGGCGGCGTGAGGGTGTAGGAGCTGCCGGAGATTGTTAGCGTGCCCGGATTTAGGAAGTTTAGGGTTCTTCCCTTTCGGTTTGGGTGTAGAAGCAAGCAGGGGAAGGTTAGGTTGGCGTCCCGAACGGGCACCGGCGCCTGCAAAAGCA